GCTCGCTACCTCGATCGGCATATCGCAGGCCTATTGGTCGCGCATCGAGCGTGGGCTCGAACTTGCGCCGAAGGACGCGCTGATTATCGCGGCCTGCGAGCGGCTCGGGCTCAAGACCGTCGACCAGGCCTTCATTGAAGCCGAACGCTTGCCGCCTGACATGCAAGGCGATCTGGAATTCGCGGTGTCGCTCTATCGCGAATTCAAGTCCCGCGGTCCGAGCTAACCCCCTCTCCCCGCTCCGAGCTGACCGTTGCTGAACTGCTCAACCCGCGCCGCCCGCGGGAACGGCGAAGCCTTGTCGTTTGCTGCCGAACCAAAAACCAGAGGAACGCTCCATGTCCGACGCCGCCGTCATCGTTGCTCAACAGCACGACAACGCCATTGATGACCGGCAGCTGCGCGTCATCATGGCGGCGGCCGCCTATCACGCCCGCCGGGTCGCGCGCACCATGCGGCTCGGCGAGGCCGAACGGGAGGATGCCGAACAGGACATCGTGGTTGCGCTGCTTGAAAGGCGCCGCTTCTTCGATCCTTCACGGGGCGCGTGGTCGTCGTTCGCCGACCGGGTGGCGCGGCAAGCCGCGCAGGGCGTGGCCGACGAGATCGGCGCCGACCGCCGCGTCCGCGCAGCATCCCTCGATGCGCTCTCCGACGATGATCAGACACCAGCACTGCGCGATGCCATAGAGGCTCAGTTCGTCTCGGTCTCGAACCTCGACCTGCCGCTGTCGGTCGCGCAATTCGTCAATGGCCTTTCGGAGGAGCTGGCAGATGTCGCGCGGCTTGTGCTGCTTGCAGAAGGCGAGATCGCGGAGGCGCAGCGACGTTCCGGATTGGCGAATAGCGAGTTCTTTCGACGCCTTCGCGAAATCCGCGTTCAGCTCGTCCTGGCCGAACTCGTGCGAAAGCGGCTCGGTTCTGATGACAATCGTCCGGCGGTCAGCACATGGACGGAACTGACCCCTTGGGAGTGATCGCAGGGCTCATTCGCTACATAGAGGCCGAGAGCAGCTTGACGGGTCGAACGATCCGTCGGGTTCCGGACTGAAGATCCGAAGTCACGCCAATCGAAGTTCACAACGGCCGTGCGCCTGCGCCGCCGAACGGAAGAGATATGTCGATGCTTCATCAGCTGAATGTATGCCTTACGCCAGCCCCGATCCCCCACCTTCACACCGCACTCGTTGATGAAAACGCGTTTGTGGACTGGCTGATCGATGCCAGGCCCGGACACCGCATCATCTACTATCGTGGTCATCTCGCTCACGATCGGATGCCCAGCGCGCGGGTAATGGATAACCGGTCAAGGGCCGTGGTCCACACCGTCTCGAACCGCGTGATGACGAGCGCCGATAAAGGATTGGTGCTCCCGGTCCAGCGACGCCTTGGTCCTGGCGATTACCTCTACATCGCAGTCAAGGCGCGGCCGCCCCGCGCGGCTGAGCGCCGTTCCAAGTTCTTGGCGCTGTCGATCGGCAGCAACTTTCCAGCCGTTACCCAGGCGATCGCCATGCCGGCCCTACTTGCAGCGTGAGGGAGGGTCCAAAAATGCAAAAGCTCGCTTTCTTGACCGAGCATGTCCGAAGTCTTCATCCCTCGCAGATCGCAGAGCTGTCCGCGCCGGAACTCGCCTGTGTCCTGGACGACCTCGCCGAGCAGCGCGCGGCATTCGTGCTGATCGAAGACAAGGTTCGCGCTGCCCTCGATCTCAAATACGGGGCCCGCGCCAAACAGCGCCGGGCCGAGGAAGGCAAGGACACTGGCACCGTCCGCTTCGAGGACAACGGCTTTGTCGTCATTGCCGATCTGCCCAAGCGGGTGAGCTGGGATCAGGACAAGCTCCGGCACGCTTCGGAAATCATCCGCACCGGCTGGGGCGATGATCCTTCGGATTACGTCAAGACCAAGCTCGAGGTCTCGGAGGCAGCCTTCGCCAACTGGCCGCGCCCCTTGCGCGAGCTGTTCATGCCGGCGCGCACAGTGAAGACCGGCAAGCCGAGCTATTCCATTCAGCCGCTGGGTGGCGAACGATGACCGGTCCTTTCGCATCGACAATGGCCAGGTCCACGCTCCCCATCATCTCCGCTGACCAGCGTATGGCGGAAAACCGAGGCATCAAGGCCGCCATCTTTGGCGGCAGCGGACAAGGCAAGACCAGTCTGTTGTGGACGCTGGATGCCTCAACGACGCTGTTCTACGACCTGGAGGCCGGCGACCTCGCTGTCGAGGGCTGGAGTGGCGACACCATCCGGCCGCGCACGTGGGTCGAATGTCGTGATTTCGCGGTGTTCATCGGCGGCCCCAATCCCGCGCTGCGTGACGAGCAGGCATACAGCCAGGCGCACTACGAGGCTGTTTGCACCCGCTTTGGCGACCCCGCTGTTCTCGACCGTTATGACACCGTGTTCGTCGACAGCATCACGGTCGCGGGGCGGCTCTGCTTCCAGTGGTGCAAGGGCCAGCCCGAGGCGCTGTCGGAAAAAACCGGCAAACCCGACCTCCGCGGCGCCTATGGCCTGCACGGTCGCGAGATGATCGCCTGGCTGACCCACCTGCAGCACACGCGCTTCAAGAACGTGATCTTTGTCGGGATCCTCGATGAAAAGCTTGATGACTTCAATCGCAAGCTTTTCGTGCCGCAGATCGACGGCTCGAAGACCGGCCTCGAACTGCCGGGCATCGTCGATGAAGTCCTGACGCTTGCGGCCATCAAGCAGGAAGACGGCAAGCTTCGACGCGCTTTCATCTGTCACACGCTCAATCCGTGGGGCTATCCGGCCAAGGATCGCAGCGGGCGGCTCGACATGATCGAAGAGCCGCATCTTGGCCGCCTGTTCGAGAAGATCCGCGGACCAGTCAAGCCCGCAACCGAGAGGCTGGAGTTCGGCCGGCCGGCCGCTCCCACCATCCCCACTCCATCCACCCCCGCATGATCGAGAGGCACGCCATGACCGCTTCGTGGAACGACTTTAACGACGCCCAGCAAAATCCCAACCTGATTCCAAAGGGAACGCTCGCCAAGGTGCGGCTGACCATCCGCCCCGGCGGCTTCGACGATCCATCGCAGGGATGGACCGGTGGCTACGCCACCCGCGGCTCCGGCGGCGCGGTGTATCTCAACGGCGAGTTCACGGTGCTGGAGGGCCCCTACGCCCGACGCAAGGTGTTCGCGTTGATCGGACTCTACAGCCCAAAGGGACCGGATTGGGGCAACATGGGACGTGGCCTCATCCGTGGCATGCTCAATTCGGCTCGTGGCATTTCCAACAAGGACAACTCGCCACAGGCGCAAGCGGCACGGCGCATTGCGGGGTTCGCCGATCTCGACGGGATCGAGTTCGTCGCCCGGATCGACGTCGGAACCGATACCAACGGGGACGAGAAGAACGACATCCGCACGGCTGTGACGCCCGATCACCGCGAATATGCAGCCTTGATGGGAGTACCGGCGGCCCCTTCCCCTGCCCCGCAGCCTCACGCACAGGCTCCTGCAGCAGCTCCGCGCGCTGCCAGCCCGCGGCCGTCCTGGGCGCAGTGAGGAGCAGGCCAGCATGCTGCTTCGTCCGCGCCAGAAACGCTTCGTGGAGCGCAGCCTCGCTGCGCTGCACGAGCACGGCAATACACTCGCCGTCGCACCCACCGGCGCCGGCAAGACCATCATGCTGTCCGCGGTTGCCGGCGAAATGGTCGGCGGCACCGGGGCGAAGGCCTGCGTTCTCGCGCACCGCGATGAACTCACCGAGCAGAACCGCACGAAGTTCAGCCGGGTGAACCCCGGCATCACAACCTCCGTCGTCGATGCCGCGAACAAGAGCTGGCAGGGCCAAGTCACCTTCGCGATGGTGCCGACGCTGGCGCGCGTGGCAAATCTCGACAACATGCCAGCGCTCGATGTTCTGGTAATCGACGAGGCGCATCACGCGGCGGCCGACAGCTACCGGCGCATCATCGATCAGGCGAGGGACAGGAACTCCGACTGCCGGATCTACGGCGTCACGGCGACGCCCAACCGCGGGGACCGCAAGGGATTGCGGCCCGTCTTCTCCAATGTTGCCGACCAGATCCGGATCGGCGAACTGATCGCCTCTGGTCATCTCGTGCCGCCACGCACCTTCGTGATCGATGTCGGGGTGCAGGAGGAACTCGCCAATGTGCGGCGGACGGCCGCCGACTTCGACATGGGCGAGGTCGACCGTGTCATGAACCGCGCACCGATCAACGAGGCCGTGGTCGAGCACTGGCGCGAGAAGGCGACCGACCGCCAGACGGTCGTGTTTTGCTCGACCATCGATCACGCGAGCAACGTCTGCAGCGCTTTCAATCAGGCCGGCGTTCCGGCGGTGATGGTCACGGGCGAGATGAGCGAGGCCGAGCGCCGCACAACTCTTGCCGAATACGCCTCCGGCAAGGCACGGGTGATTGCCAATGTAGCGGTGCTGACCGAGGGCTGGGACCATCCGCCGACGAGTTGTATCGTGCTGCTTCGCCCCAGTTCCTACAAGTCGACCATGATCCAGATGGTCGGCAGGGGTTTACGCCCGGTGAACCCGCAGGAGCATTTCGGCGTCATCAAGTCCGACTGCATCGTGCTCGATTTCGGCACCTCGACGCTGTTGCACGGCACGCTGGAACAGGACATCGATCTCGACGGGCCCGAGGCGAACGGCGTCGCACCCACCAAAACCTGCCCGGAATGCGAGGCCGAAATCCCGCTTGCCGCAACGGAATGCCCGCTCTGCGGATATGTGTGGGAGCGGAAGACGGGCGAGGCTCCGCCGCCGCTCGGCGATTTCATCATGAGCGAGATTGACCTCCTGAAGCGGTCGAGTTTTCGCTGGTGCGATCTGTTCGGCGACGATGCAGCGCTGGTCGCCAACGGCTTCAACGCCTGGGGCGGCGTCTTCTTCCTCAACGGCCGCTGGTACGGCGTGGGCGGCGTGCAGCGGCAGAAGCCGCGCCTCCTGGGTGTCGGTGAGCGCGCCGTCTGCCTTGCAGCCGCCGACGACTGGCTCAACGAGAGCGAGACCGACGAGAGCGCCCACAAAAGCCGTGGGTGGCTCAAGCTGCCACCGACCGAGAAGCAGCTGTCATTGCTGCCGCCCGCCTACCGGCAGGACTATGGGCTCACGCGCTACCAGGCCTCGGCCCTCATCACCTTCTCTTTCAATCGAGCTGCCATTCGCGGGCTGGTCTTCGGCGCCGAGCAGGAAAGCCTGGCGAGGGCAGCATGACGAGACCGAGCGATGAACTCTTCTGTCTCCCAGACAGTATCGCAGCGGCGCCGGCTCTGGCATCCGCGCTACGAGCTCTGCGCCGTCTGCCGCCACCCGGCGCGCGGCTTCGGATGGTCCGATCCGTGGCGAACGAGCCGGCCGCGGCCGCGCGCCTGGTTCTGCTCGCTTCCCTGCCAGACCTTCTGGACCGAACGGCAGAGGTCATCGGCCATGATTGATCTCACCGAAGATGAGCACATGGCGATCCTCGCCGCCCTGAAGCCGGTGGCCGAGGTCATGCAGGAGATCGGCTGGGAGACGCGGCTCACAGACCTTACCGAGAGCCAGGTGCTGACGCTGATCGAG